GCCAGAATTTCATTAACAGCTTGTAGCTCAGCCTGAGCGTTATTGGTATACGGCATAATGATGACGTTATAAAAAGATTAAAAAAAAAGGGATCCCGAAGGACCCCCATTAGAACTAATTAAACAGCAGTACGGCTAGCGTCAAGTGCCGGAGAATCCGACTCAACACCAGTGTAAGCAAAGCGGAGACATTGGGTCTCGGAGAATACGCCAGAAGCGGTGGCCGTACCGTGAGTACGGGATACCGAGCGACGAACAGCATGGTTGTCAGAAACAGCCAGGTTGCCGTTATCAGCGTAAGTAGAAGCGTAGGCGCCAGTTACGGTGCGGGTAGCGAAGTTAACGTTACCAGCCACACCGCTGCCACCAGCAGCAGTAGAAAGATTAGCCATTAGATAGTACCTCAGTTGGTATAAGAAACAGTGTCAACACGGAAGGTTGCACTAGTGGTGCCAGCAACGGACAGCACATCACCAACCCGATAACCATCACCACCAGCAGCAACAGTCTGACCAGTTACCACACCAGCAGCGACAGTAGTAGTAAGAGTACAGCCAGTGCCGTTGATGTTATCATCGGTAGTAGCTTTAGTGCCAGCCACTTGGCCAGTGCCACCACCAAGGCGAGTTACGGTAACAACCGTACCACCTTCACGACCAGGTTCAATAGGAGGACGCATGTAGGCAGTTTCACTAGTAGTGACACCTACACCGTCAACAAGTGCGAATCCCATTAGACTTCTCCTTTATCAGGAGCGAGCCGACTGCAGCTCAATAGCAGCAGCGGGGTTCAGGGTACCGCAGCCCATAGCCAGACGACCCACGATCAGGTCACCCTGGTACATAACCGACACATCACCAGAGGTGGTCTGCACGGAGGGAGCAATAGCTTCCACAACACCAGCAGCATCCTTGTAGTAGATCAGACCACAGTGGGTGCTGAAGTTACCGGAGTAATCGTTGTTCTCACCGTTAACGGAAGACACGTTACCAGCCAGGAAGGGCAGGTTGTTGGAACGCTTGATAGAGATACCAGCGATCTCATACAGGCCCTCACCACTGTTCAGGTTACCTTGGCTGTTGCCATAGTCACGGTTGAGGATATTGCTGTCGACTTGGCTCACCAACGCATAGTATTGGCGGGGGCTGAGTACAGCGGTACGACCTTGCTTGGGCAGGTTCTTCTCATCGAGAATACTAGCGGCCTCAAAGAAGGCGTCAACCAGTGCTTGAGCATCATACTCTTTGTTAGCACCAAGTTGAATCACAGAACCGCCGGGCTCAGGACCAGGAGCAGCAGTGATGGGATGAGCTTCACGAGCAGCCTTAGCGATCTGACGGAAGATCTTCTTATCATACGCCTCTGCGAGAGCGTAGCCAATCTTCTTGGCGATCTCAGAACGCAGGGAGTAATGAGCAAGAGTTTCATCAAGGTCATAAACGAATGCCGAGCTGATCAGCAGGTCGTCACAGACGATGGTCTTCTCAGCCACCGGAGGATCTCCAGAACCCAGGATCGGGGTGCCGGGCTCATGATAAGCCGCCTCCATGCGACCGGTGAAGATAAACTGCATAGCTTTGCCGTTCTTCAGGGTACGGCTCTGCACAGTGCCTTTGGCGATAGTAGCGCCTTCATAGGCTTTAAACATTTCACCTGAAAACAGTTTCAGGTAGGTAGCGTACTTGGTATCATAGGCGGTACCAAGAGCAAGGGGGGTCGAACTAGTGTTATTAATCCGACCTACAGGAGTTACAGAAGTGTTAGCCACAATAGTTTAAGAGAGAGTTGTTTACGATGTAGTCCTCTCTAAGCGCTTAGAATTTTTGTTGTCATATTTTTTGGTGTCGTCTCTCCGACTGTCATGACTAAGGGTATCGGTCGTAACCGGCCTCAGCCAAAGAAAAGGAGGTCCTACTCTGAGGTGCCTCCAGTCCAGTTAGGGCCAGGTAGCAAGCGTACCAGCTTGCACCTTAACACCCTTAGGGCTCATCTCAACGAGCGTTTGATTAGCTTCACCATATGCAGTTGCAAAGGCAGGAGAAGCAGCGAGATTCGTTACGTATTGAACAGCAGATACCGAAGATACCTTCGGATCAAAAGGATTAGCGCGTGCCATAATTAACCAATGATAGGTGCAGTGTGTGCTGCAAGGTCAAGTGGGAAGTTGTGAGCATTACGTTCATGCATCACTTCAAAACCAAGACCAGCTCGGTTAAGAATGTCAGCCCAAGTGTTAATCACTTTCCCTTCAGAGCTGACAAGGCTTTGGTTAAAGTTGAAACCATTAAGATTGAAAGCCATGGTCGAAACGCCCAGAGCAGCAAACCAGATACCAACAACAGGCCAAGCAGCAAGGAAGAAGTGAAGGCTACGGCTATTATTGAAAGATGCATATTGGAAGATCAAACGTCCAAAATAGCCATGAGCGGCAACGATGTTATACGTCTCCTCTTCTTGACCGAACTTGTATCCATAGTTCTGAGATACTTCTTCAGTCGTTTCACGAACAAGACTAGACGTAACCAAGCTGCCGTGCATCGCGCTAAATAAAGACCCACCAAACACACCTGCCACTCCAAGCATATGGAAGGGGTGCATAAGGATGTTATGTTCAGCCTGGAAGACAAGCATGTAGTTGAAGGTTCCCGAGATACCCAAAGGCATAGCATCAGAGAAGCTCCCTTGACCAAAGGGATAGATAAGGAATACAGCGGTAGCCGCCGCCACGGGAGCAGAGTATGCGACAAAGATCCAGGGCCTCATCCCTAATCGATAGCTAAGTTCCCACTCTCGTCCCATGTAAGCATAGATGCCAATGAGGAAGTGGAATACTGTAAGTTGGAATGGACCCCCGTTGTAGAGCCATTCATCAAGTGAATTAGCTTCCCAAATTGGGTAGAAGTGTAGTCCGATGGCATTGCTGCTCGGAACGACGGCTCCCGATATGATGTTGTTTCCATACATTAAACTCCCAGCAACGGGCTCACGGATGCCATCAATATCGACAGGGGGAGCCGCAATGAATGCAATGATAAAACATGTAGCAGCAGCCAGCAAGCAAGGGATCATAAGAACCCCGAAGTGGCCAATATAAAGACGATTGTTTGTACTGGTTACCCAGCTCAAATAAGAGTCCCAGGAATTAGTCCGGGACTGAGGGGCTGCAAGTGTAGCAGTCATGTGTAGTTAGTTAAGACGTGTTACTTTAACTCGTCCAACGCCAGAGGCAGTGAGACCGATAGCATCAGCCGCACCTTTACTGAGATCAAGACTCCTACCATGAATGTAGGGTCCTCGATCATTGACCGTCACCACGGCACACCTCTTAAAGCAAGCACGTAAACGTGTGCCAAAGGGGAGTGTCTTGTGCGCTGCAGTAAGGCCGTTTTGATTGTATCGAGATCCACTCGCAGTAAGGTTACCATGGAAACCAGGACCATACCAAGAGGTAATCACCGACAGAGTAGTTAGAAGAGGTAGCATAATAAGGTAGCAAGGAACATTTATATTTCCATCTACACTTGACACGGTTCGGGACCACCCAGCAGGGTATAGGTACGGTCAGTTAAAGGCTCAGCACTACTCGCTAGGGGCTAAGCCTCTATTGATCAGTAACCCTTCTTAGAGGGCTTCATTTTAACAGGCTTACCAGCTTTAGCGGCTGCCTTCTTAGCTGCTGCTTTACCAGCAGGAGTATAAGGATACTCTTTGTTTCCGACTTTAGGCATTAGAATACTCCAGGGATAATTTGACCGGTTACGATATAAGCGCCAATAGCAGCCACAAAGCCAAGCATAGCAAGGCGACCATTGAGGAGTTCAGCACGTTCGTTATGAGGCACAGTGTAGGATTCGTCGGTATACATGGTGGGTTCTTTAGCGAAGATGTTAGTGTCGTTCATCAAAAATTAATGTTGGATCGTTCCAGTTTATCGGCTACATCAGCACGATAGGCTGGGTCCTTATCGTAGCGAGGGTCACTCATTGCAGCTACCAGTTCAGCTTGGGAACGGAAGGCATCACCAGCATTGCGCGGGGCATTACCAGTAAGCATCTCACCGTCATAACCAATAGCATCTTGGTAACGTGCATTCAATGCCTGAGCGGCAAAGAACATACCAAGAGGATCACCACGATCCATCACTGCATCATACATAGCTACCTCTTGTTCAGAGAGGTTTTGACCAGCCCATTGAATCATGTTCTGGTATTCAGTAGTACCACCAACTGACTCTTGGATCTGTTCAATATCACCAGATGTAGCTTGTGGTGCTTGTTGTGTCCCTCCTTTCTCAAGGAACATGTTAGCAACATCAACAGGGTTCATACCCTCAACCTTATTGACGACTTCAGGATCCCACTCACCAGTGCGGTAGGACTCCATGATCGTACCATAAAGATCGAGACCTTCTTCATCAGAAGCTTCCTCTTGTTCAGGTTCTTCCTCTTGTGTCTCTACCTCTGGATCCTCCTTACCACTGAGTCGCTTCTGCAGCTCAAGGTAACCACGCTCTAGCTCCTCTGCCGACTTGTATTTACCAGCCAGCAGTTGTTGCTCTTGTTCAGCTAGTTGCTCACCAACTTGCAGAGAATCAAGTTCTTCAGCAGAGAGTTCACCCTCTACTTGCTCATACGGATTAAGTGTAATTTCGTTTGCCATTTGCTGTGATAACGGTTAGATTTCCAAGACCTACAGTCTTAACGAAATCGGGGGAACGACCGATGGTGGGTTCACCTACCTTAGTGCGCTTCATATAAGGTGCAGCTTCAGTAGGTTGATCATCAACTTGGTCAACCGAAGGGACTTCCTCCGGGGATGTTGCTTTCTTGTTCGATCTCTGGGATCTCGTTGGTGTTTGTTTGTTCATTTGATCCGTTCAATAGTTGTGGATTCTTTGTAGGATCCATCAGTGGTGCTTTAGCCATGTTGGGAGCCTGTTTAAGTGCTTCCATTTGCTGTGCTTGTTGCTGTGCTTGGTCTCGTTCTTGCTGTACCTGATCCATTGATTTAATCAGGTTCAGTACATCAATACCTTGAGCAGCAGCAAGACGTTTCACGGCCTCATCTATATTAAGGTAAGTACCAAGCGCCTCAGGTCCAAGTGTCTGAGCAATGACAGTGAAGAATTGGGTAAGTGACTCCCTATCCTGTCCTCTACCAAGTGCATTGATACCAGCCACAATGGTTGGACGTACCAGATCCTTAGGGATACGTGGGATGTCTTGGTTCTTTTGTAGTACTGAGAGCTTACGGTTAAGGTAAGGAACAAGGAACTCAACAGTAAGTAGAGAGAATAGTCCACCAAGCTGTTGCTCTAGTTCCATCTGAGTCATGCGTACTTCCTCAGCTGTAGTACGTTCGCTGTTACGTACATTAAGAATGAGGAATGCTTCACTGAGGCGACGCTCAAGTGTTGCAGCCATCTCCATAGCTGTCCTGAAATCAGCGGTCTTACCGACTTGCACTACAGAAATGTCATCGGGTCGTCCCTGAATGATGGCTCCGTTGCCCGCAGCCGAGAGTGTTTGGGGCTTGGTAGTACTAGAGGGGGATACAGTAAAGACCACCTTAGCGGCGACTGCAGAGCCCTCTACGAGTGCTTGCATGAGTGCCTCTAGGGAGCGTAGGTCACCAAGGAACTCCTCCACCCTACCACGTCCAAAGGCCTCACCATCGACAACATTAAACCTAAGCACTAGCCAAGGATTAGTTTCAAGTGGTGCCTTACCTTGGGAGCCAGGGATGATCTTATCGAATACTTCTTGATGCCATACGAGTCGATTGTTATCTCGTCTGACATGTGTGTAAACATCTACA